AATTTTTTATTTTTTAATTTTATTTTTTAATTTTATTTTTTTAATGATTAAATTAAAGACATTAAACATATATTTTTATTTTTAAATATAAATATAATATATATATTTAAAATTATTTTATATAATTAATTATTCTTATATAAAAAGATGGAAAATTGTAACAGTACAAGTTTTTCAATTTATGTTGAAAGTAATTTATCATCATCTCCATTAAATGATACATTAATTACAAACATAAACAAATTTTATCCAAAAGAAAGTAAAAAATGGATAAATTCAAATTCAATAAATAAATGTCATAATTGTCTTTCGAATTTTGGATTATTCATACGTAAACATCATTGTCGTGCATGTGGTCTTGTATTTTGCACTTATTGTTGTAATAAATATATTCATATTCCTTCAAATTATATCAATATACCAAAAGAAGATGTCAATTATTACCAATCATTAAGTAATTTGTCTAGATGGGTTATAACTGGAAATTCATCTGACACAAGTTTAGTTTGCAATACATGTTATAATAAAATACAAAATTTAGAAGAAATTAAAAATCAAATTGATTTTATTGAAATCATGTCACCACATGTGTTTAAATTTTTAGATATAAATAGTTTAAAAAAATGTTTATTTTTATCAAAAAAATCTTATAATATTGCAATTCATTTTTTATCAAAATTTAGAGAAATACAATATGAATATGAAGTAGAAACTTATACTAATTGGAAAAAAAATATGTTATTAAATTCTTACTATTTGCTTCAAGGACATACTTGTTGGTATCCATTTATTATTAAATCTTATATTCAAAATTATTACGAAACGTATAATGAAAATGATATTGAAAATTATAAATTTATGTTTGATTATATTTTAAATTATGTTGGTAATATTCAACACAAACATAATTCGTGCTTATTAACTATGTGCTCTAGAAAATGTGGATTACCATTAGATATTATTAATTTTATTGATATTCTTAATTTTTCAAAAGAATTTGAAAGAACTGCATCTTTAAAAAATAAAAATATTTATGATGATACAATATTTACAAATTTAAATATTTTTTTAACAAATTTTTTAAAATTAATTTTAACAACAGAAAATAATTTTTATATCCAAATTTCAAAATTATCAATTCCATTACTAATTTCTAACATCAGTGAATTAGCAGAATATGATTTAAAATTCAAATTAATTGATTCAATTTTACAGTTTGATTATTTAAGATTTGAAGTAGTTAAAGAATATTGTTATTTGGAAAAATATTTTATGAAAAAAACAAAAAATACAAAAGGCATAAAAATGGAAAAATATAGTTTCAATAAAATGACCGTAATACTGTGCATTTTAGAAAATTGTTTGAAAAAATACGAATATAAAATTGGATATGATATTTACTGTTTGAATGATGTTAGAAATAAAATGTTGGAATTATCATATTTTTCATGTTCAATTATGTCTGATGATAATTTAAAAAATTTTAATTATCCAATGATTTATCCATTTGATTCAAATTATGTAATAACACAAGTCATAAATAAACAACAAATATCTAGTAAAACAAAACCATATGAAGTATCATTAAAATTATTAAATTGTAATAATAATACAACAGAAATTAAAAAAGTAATTATAAAAAATGATACTTCTTTAAGAAAAGAAAGTTTAGTTGCTAATTTAATATCAATTTTACAATATAAATTGTATTTGCATATTCGTAAAAGAAATATTGAAATTTTTGAATTAATGCCATCTTATCAAATATCTATTATTTCAAATGATGTTGGTATTATTGAATTTGTCGAAAATAGTGTGACATTAAGAAAAATTAATAATCAAGGACAAACTATTCAAAATTATATATTAGACAGAAGTCAAGATGAATTAATAAAAACAATTAAAAATAGATTTGCAAAAAGTTTAGCCATTTCATGTTGTTTATCTTATATATTAGGTCTTGGAGATAGACATTTAGATAATATAATGATTAATAATAAAGGTCAAATATTTCATATTGATTATGGATATTTAATGGATAATCCTGCAACAACAATTTTATCAGAACCAAGAATTAAAATTACTGGATTAATGATTGATTTTTTAGGAGGTGAAAATAGTGAATTTTATAATTTATTTAAAAAATACACAGTAAAAATATATGATATATTGAGATTACATGTAGATTGTATACAAACTTTTTATAAAATGCTTGGAAGAGAAAAACACATAAATTGGGAAAAATTCAAAGATAAAATAGAAAATAGATTTATGATTGGAATGGCTTGCAAAGACGTCCAAATTATGCTACAAAGTGAAATTGATTCATCAATCACTTATAACAGTGTTATTACAGAAACATGTCAAGATTTAAAACAAAAATATTTTGGGTTTTAATTATTTAATTTTTATTAATATATAAAAATATTAATAAAAATTATCAATTGTAATTATTAATCAAAAAAAAATTGAAACAAAAATAAATATATACATTTTTTTATAAAATATATAAAATGGAAAATAAGTATTTATTTGTTGATAATTTCAAAAATTTATGGATTTGTGATGATTCAAGTAATTATGATATTGAATGGACTACAATTTTTGAAAATGATATAAGAAGTTTCCATCCAGATAATAATTCAATGTTTTATTCAATTGAAGTCTTAAAATTTTCGCATTTAAAATCAAATAATTATAAAATTGAAGCAACCATATCAGGAACATGCATTTCTTCTGATGTTAAATATTTATTATTATTAAATAATTATGGACAAATATTGAAAAAAAAAAATTTAATTTTAAATTTAAATGTAAATTACACATTTTCAAATGAAAATTAATCATCTAATTTATCAAATTGATATAACATTTCATACAACAATATAATTGCAATAATTATTTTTAATATAGAAATAAAATCGTTAAAATACATATTCATCATATTCGTCATGTTAATCTTATTAATATTAATAATATGTAAAAATATATTTACATATTATTTTTTTATATTTTTATTTATATTTCGCAAAAATGTTCATTTGATAAAACTTTTTTATAAAAATCAAATGCATATAAATCTTCAATTTCATTAATATCGAAAAGTTTAAAATATTGGTCAACATCTTCATTAATATTACCAATAACATCTGCACGTTGTCTAGTTCTAATATATCTAAATTCATTTAATGTTTTGCATTTGTAATGATTTAATTGGATGACACTAAAATCAATATTTTTGTTAAATGGACTACAAATAATGTCGCTATTCGTTGATTTTGTAAAACTATTTGAAAATAATACTGAATGACATGTTACAAATCCTATAAAATTATCCTTCTTAAATAATGTTTTTATATGTTCATCACCATTTTGTCCACACATAGTAAAACGAATCGTGTTTGGTTCATTTGTTTTTTCTGTCTTTCCAGACGAACCAAAATATCTCCAATTCATTCCTATCCCTTGACAATCACCTACAATGTATTCGTCAATAAAATCGCAAATATTCGAATGTTTTTTTAATACAATAAATTCATCAACATCTATATGTGCCACATGTGTTATATTATTAGATGTAAATAAATAAGTGTTAATAAAATCATCTAGTGCAACATATTGAACAGGTTTATTATAATTATTATAAGGTAAATGCGTAAATGTTATATTATTTTCATATTTGTGTAGTAAATTATTATATTTTGGTATATCTTCATTATCATAAAGATATATATGTTTAAATCCCAATGCCAAATGATATTTCACAAATTCTTCAATATAGTCATCTTCTTTTTTTGCTATGCAAACAATTACTGGATACATTTTCTATAATATATATGTTTAAAATAATATAAAAATTTAAACATAATTATATATTTTTTAATTATGCATTTTAAATATTTTTATATCAATCAATTCGTCAAATTTAGTTTTAAGTAAATATAAAAGTAAAAATGCAAATATTTTTAGTAATGTAATAATAAAATCGTTAAAATATAAATTCATTTATATTTTAACATGCATAAATTATATTTATATGTATATTTTACAAATTATATACAATTTATTTTTAAAATATTGATTATTATTATAATGCAAGGGTTTTATCAAAAAAGATTTAATGGTACAAGTTCTGTTTCCAAATATGCTTTTCATTTAGGTTCAATGAAAGGCAAAAGTTCAACTACACGCATTTATAATTTTCATAAAAAAAATTCACAAGAACCATTTTTTAATATTCAAAAAAAAATAATATCTCCAATAGAAAATGCAATATTACCAAATACATTTTTATATTCAAAAAATAACTTAATATCAAATGATTTTATTGTAGGTGAAAATGTTAATAAAGATATGGAAAATGGAAATTATACTGATGAATTTAATCCACAAAATTTTTATCCATATTTTTTTCCTGAAATGGAACCATTTACGAATGACAATATAATTGCAGGTGATAAATCAAGTGATGATAGATTAATGGCATCTTATTGGAATGATTTAGGCAACGATGTTTTTGATGATTGGGGATATTTTTATATTTATGATGTTAATAGTGGAAAGTATTATTTTCCTTTAATTTCACCACAAAATGATGATGATGGAATAATACATACTCAAATATTTAATGCATTTGGTCGTACTTTTACTATTAAACATGGTTATCCTGTTCAAGGCATTTTTAAGTTTGATATTTCTGTAAATGATAATAAACCATTTAAATTTGGAATGTATGGTAATATGGGATCTGATGGTGATCATATTATTACTGATTTAATACATTCATATACTAAATCTTCAATAAATTTAGATTTATATTATGTAAAACAGCAAGAAAATGATGATGATAGAGAAATACTGTATTCATATTTTATACCAAAGAAAATATCGCAAAATAGTAGTCAAACATATAATTTGTATCAAAATGAAGGTGATGATAATAATAGTTTAATATCAAAATCAGTAACAAATGGATTAATAGTATATTTTTCAAAAACAAATGATGTTAAAGAATGGATTGTAAATGATATAGGTATTTTGTAATTTCCGATTCTAAAAAGATTTTTTCAAAATTGGACATTTTTATTTTGTTATCATTTTGCGTTTTTTCAGTAACAAATATTTAAAAATTATTTTTACACTATTACCAATTTCAATCACGTTTTATACCTTAACGCAAAATGATAACCAATTACCATTTTGCGTTAACAAATTATTTTAATACGATAAATAATAAGAAAATATATTTTTTAAAAATAATTTTCTTACTGAAAAAACGCAAAATGATAACAAAATAAAAATGTCCAATTTTAAAAAAATCTTTTGAGAATTGGAAATTCATTGCAAAATTTTGAAGATAAATAGTTGCTATGACAAATTATTTTAAAAAAATATTATTTTAACCCCTCATTTATAATCTTAAAAAATAAAAAAAATAAATAAAAATATATATATTTTCTTAAAAAAATAAAAATTCATGCAATTGATTTTCGATTCTAAAAAGATTTTTTCAAAATTGGACATTTTTATTTTGTTATCATTTTGCGTTTTTTCAGTAACAAATATTTAAAAATTATTTTTACACTATTACCAATTTCAATCACATTTTTATACCTTAACGCAAAATGATAATGCGTTATCATTTTGCGTTAATAATATATTTTGTTACGATAAACAATAAGAAAATTATATTTCTTAAAAATAATTTCCTTACTGAAAAAACGCAAAATGATAACAAATAAAAAATGTCCAATTTTAAAAAAATCTTTTTGGAATCGGAAATTCATTACAAAATTTTAAAAAATAAATGATTGCTATGACAATTATTTTTTTAGGATTTTATTATTTTAACCTTTCATTTATAATCTTAAAAATAAAAAAAATAATAAAAAATATATTTTTTTTTAATTTTTTTAAAAATCATGCAATAAATTTCCGATTCTAAAAAGATTTTTCTGAAATTGGACATTTTTTATTTGTTATCATTTTGCGTTTTTTCAGTAACAAATATTAAAATATATATTTTACATTCTTACCATTTTCAATCACATTTTTGCACTTTGACGCAAAATGGTAATTCGTTATCATATTGCGTTAGCATTTTATTTTGTTACGATAAACAATAAGAAAATATTTTACTTAAAATTAAAATCCTTACTGAAAAACGCAAAATGATAACAAAATAAAAATGTCCAATTTCAGAAAAATCTTTTTAGAATCGGAAATTCATTGCAAAATTTTGAAAATAAAATGGTTGCTATGACGATTATTTTTATATTATTTTGTAAAAAATGCAAATCATTTTCAATCTTAAGAATAAAAAGTAAATAAAAATATATATTTTCTTAAAAAAATTTATGCAATGAATTTCCAATTCTAAAAAGATTTTTCTAAATTTGGACATTTTTATTTTGTTATCATTTTGCGTTTTTTCAGTCACAAATATATTTCTTATTATTTTAAGTTTACATCATTTTCAATCACATTTTTATACATTAACGCAAAATGATAACCAATTACCATTTTGCGTAAACAATATATTTTGTTACGATAAACAATAAGAAAAAATTTTAATTACAATTAAAATTCTTACTGAAAAAACGCAAAATGATAACAAAATAAAAATGTCCAATTTTGAAAAAATCTTTTTAGAATCGGAAATTCATTGCAAAATTTTGAAAATAAATGGTTGCTATGACGATTATTTTTATATTATTTTGTAAAAAATGCAAATCATTTTCAATCTTAAGAATAAAAAGTAAATAAAAATATATATTTTCTTAAAAAATAAAAAATCATGCAATGAATTTCCGATTCTAAAAAGATTTTTCTAAATTTGGACATTTTTATTTTGTTACCATTTTGCGTTTTTTCAGTCACATATATAATTTTTATTATTTTAAATTTACATCATTTTCAATCACATTTTTATACATTAACGCAAAATGGTAAGTCGTTACCATATTGCGTTAGCATCTTATTTTGTTACGATAAACAATAAGAAAATATATTTCTTAAAAATGTTTTCCTTACTAAAAAAACGCAAAATGATAACAAAATAAAAATGTCCAATTTCGAAAAAATCTTTTTAGAATCGGAAATTCATTGCAAAATTTTAGAAATGAAATGGTTGCTATGACAATTATTTTTTAACATTTTCCAATAAAATGAAACTCATTTACAATCTTAAAAATAAAAATAAATAAAAATATATATATTTTCTTAAAAAAATTTATGCAATGAATTTCCGATTCTAAAAAGATTTTTCTGAAATTGGACATTTTTATTTTGTTATCATTTTGCGTTTTTTCAGTCACAATTATAAATTTTATTATTTTAAGTTTACACCATTTTCAATCACATTTTTATGCATTAACGCAAAATGATAACCAATTACCATTTTGCGTTAACAATATATTTTGTTACGATAAATAATAAGAAAATATTTTAATTACAATTAAAAATCTTACTGAAAAAACGCAAAATGATAACAAATAAAAAATGTCCAATTTTGAAAAAATCTTTTTAGAATCGGAAATTCATTGCAAAATTTTGAAAATAAAATGGTTGCTATGGCAATTATTTTTTTATGATTTTATTATTTTAACTTTTCATTTACAATGTTAAAAATAAAAATAAATAAAAAAATATATATTTTCTTAAAAAAATAAAAATTTATGCAATTGATTTTCGATTCTAAAAAGATTTTTCTGAAATTGGACATTTTTATTTTGTTATCATTTTGCGTTTTTTCAGTCACAAATATAATTTTTATTATTTTAAGTTTATATTATTTTCAATCACATTTTTACACTTCAACGCAAAATGGTAATTCATTACCATATTGCGTAAACAATTTATTTTGTTACGATAAACAATAATAAAATATTTTACTTAAAAATAATTTCCTTACTGAAAAAACGCAAAATGGTAACAAAATAAAAATGTCCAATTTTGAAAAAATCTTTTTAGAATCGGAAATTCATTGCAAAATTCCAGAAATAAAATGCTTGCTATGACAAATTATTTTTATATTATTTTATTATTTTAACAACTCATTTATAATCTTAAAAAAAAATAAAAATAAATACAAAATATATATTTTCTTAAAAAATAAAAAATTATGCAATGAATTTCCAATTCTAAAAAGATTTTTTCAAAATTGGACATTTTTATTTTGTTATCATTTTGCGTTTTTTCAGTCACAAATATAATTTTTATTATTTTAAGTTTATATTATTTTCAATCACATTTTTATACTTTAACGCAAAATGGTAATTCGTTACCATATTGCGTAAACAATTTATTTTGTTACGATAAACAATAAGAAAATATATTTTTTAAAAATTTTTTCCTTACTGAAAAAACGCAAAATGATAACAAAATAAAAATGTCCAAATTTAGAAAAATTTTTTGAGAATTGAAATTTTATTTTTTATTTTTTTAAAAAGTTTAAAATGTAAAATTAAAATATAAAGAATATGTATAAATTTTTTCAATAATAATGTTCATTGAAAATGAAGAAATTTACCGATGTGATAGATGCAATTATGTAACTGATAGATTATGTGATTTTAATAGGCATGCAACATCATTCAAACACAGTGAATTGGATGATGAATTGGCAAGATACGAATGTGTTTGTGGTAATAAATATAAATTCACATCTGGCCTTTCAAGACACAAGAAAAATTGTGCAAAATATTCTGAAGCTGTTAATAATCGCAATTTGATGCAATTAGTACTAATGCAATCGCAACAAACACAACAATTGATAAATCAAATGGCTGGGCAATATGGGTTTAATCCACAACAATTTAATCAAAATATAAATACACAAAATATTAATAATAATTTTTGTTTAAATATTTTTTTAAACGAGACATGTAAAAATGCAATGTCATTAGATGAATTTGTAGATTCTATTGAAGTAACAGCACAAGATGTAGAAAGAATGGAACATTTAGATTATGTTTCAGGAATAACTAAGTTAATTGTAGATAAATTAACTGAATTAACAATAATTAATAGGCCAATGCATTGTACAGATTCTAAAAGGGAAACAGTATATGTAAAAGTCGACACAAATTGGGAGAAAATGAGTGGTGAATTTAAAAATAAAATAGCTGATGCTGTAAAAAAAGTAGCTCACAAAAATTTAAAAGCAATATCACTTTGGACAAAACAAAATCCTGAATGGGCTGATAGTAATTCTCAAATAAATGATAAGTATTTGAAAATTGTTTTAAATTCAATGTCAGGATCAACAGAGGAAGAACAATTGTCAAATATAAATAAAATAGTAAAAAATGTAATACGTGAAGTAATAATTCACAAAAGTTCAGGAATTATTTAAATATATTTGTGGAAATATATTTAAATTTGTCAAAAATATAAAATATAATAAATAAAAAAATAATATATTTTTAATTATTTTTAATATATTTTAAATAATTAATTGCTTGATTTTTATTTTTGAAAATTGTATATCCACGATTTATATATTTTAATATTTTGTTTGGAGTATTATTTAATTTATGACTATTGTAATTTTTAATGTATCCAATTTTATGTAATGCTAATAATTTATCTATTTCATTGGTTGTTAATAAATTTAAACCATTATAACCAATGGCACAAAAACTTAAATCGAAATTATCCAATACATTATGATTATTTGTGTTGATAAATATTAATTGTAATTCTTTTCCATTTTTATTTTTATATTTTATCATGTAAATTATCAAATGTGTATTTGATGTTGTTTGAATATTATTATAATAACTATTTGTATTTTTATTTGAATTTGATTTTATATTGTTATAATAATTAATTACATTTGTATTTGATATTACATTGTTATAATAATTGTTTACATTTGTATTTGTATTTGATCTTATATTGTTATAATAATTGTTTGTAATTGTATTTGAATTTAATCTTATGTTATTATAATAATTATTTGCATTTGTATTTAATCTTATATTTTTTTTGCAAAAGTTATATTCATTCATTATACCATAATTTGATTTATTTAACAATTTGTCAAATTTTTCTTTTATAAAATTTATTTTGTTAAATAAATTTGTTGATTTAACTATTGGAATCCAAATATCAATATCTCCAGAATAATTATTCACATCTTCATTTTTAGATAAAGAATAAACATGAGATATTAATCCACCAGCTATCATTGAGTCGTGATTTATCAATAAAGATTGTAAATTATTAAAATTGATGTTGAAATTATTTGATATTATATTTGAAAGATTTGTTTCAAAATTCATTTTATTAGTATTTAATGTGTTTTATGAATGTGTGTCTTATAAATATCATTATTTATAATTTATTTTTCAATTTTTTTTTAATTTAAAAATATTTAAAATAAAAAATTGAATAATAATAATTAATTATAAAATATTTACAAACAAATAAAAAATAAAATGAATTTATACAATGAATTTTTAAATGATTGGTCTGAAAAATGGTTTCAATATATAAAAGACAATTCAGATAAACCTTGGAATTATCATTGGTTAAGTGCAAATAAAAATATAACATGGAAAATAATTCAAGAAAATCCAGATGAACCTTGGAACTTTAAATCTTTAAGTTTTAATCCAAATATAACATGTAAAATGATTGAAGAAAATCCAGATAAGCCTTGGGACTATTATTTTTTGAGTGCAAATAAAAATATAACATGGGAAATAGTTCAAGCAAATCCAGATAAACCTTGGAATTATGATTGGTTAAGTGAAAATCCAAATATAATGTGGGAAACAGTTCAGGCAAATCCAGATAAACCATGGAATTATACTTGTTTAAGTCGAAATCAAAATATAACATGGGAAATAATTCAAGCAAATTCTAATAAAGATTGGGATTATAAATTGTTAAGTGCAAATAAAAATATAACATGGGAAATAGTTCAATCAAATCCTGATAAACCTTGGAATTATGATACTTTGAGTAAAAATCCAAATATAACATGGGAAATAGTTCAAGCAAATCCTGATAAACCTTGGAATTATGATACTTTGAGTAAAAATCCAAATATAACATGGGAAATAGTTCAAGCAAATCCTGATAAACCTTGGAATTATGATTGGTTAAGTGAAAATTTAAATATAACATGGGAAATAGTTCAATCAAATCCTGATAAATCTTGGGATTATGATACTTTGAGTAGAAATCCAAATATAACATGGGAAATAGTTCAATTAAATCCTGATAAACCTTGGAATTATTGGAATTTAAGTTCTAACATAATGGATACAGCAAGAAATAATTATATAAGAAAAAGGTTTCAAGAATGGTTTAGAAAAAGTGAGTTAAAAGAAGAATTAATGGCAAATGTTTGGCATCCAAGAAATTGGGAAAAATTTAAATATTTGGATCCAGAAACATTTGGAGATGAAAATTAATAATGAAACATATATTTTTTTTATTTTTATTTTTTATAGAAATAAAAAAATTGGAATAATTTAATAAAAATTAAATTATTTAAATTAAAAAATAAATAATAAATAATAAAATGAATTTATATAATGAATTTTTAAATGATTGGTCTGAAAAGTGGTTTCAATATATAAAAGATACTTTAGATGAAGATTGGTGTTATTATTATTTGAGTAGAAATGTAAATATAACATGGAAAATAGTGCAAAAAAATTTAGATAAACCTTGGGATTATAATGGATTAAGTGAAAATCCAAATATAACATGGAAAATAGTTCAAGAAAATTCAAATGAATGTTGGAATTATAATGGTTTGAGTTCAAATCCAAATATAACATGGAAAATAGTTCAAGAAAATCCTGATAATCCTTGGAATTTTGAATGTTTAAGTGAAAATCCAAATATAACATGGGAAATAGTTCAATCAAATTCAGATAAACCTTGGAATTTTGAATGTTTAAGTGAAAATCCAAATATAACATGGGAAATAGTTCAATCAAATCCAGATAAACCTTGGAATTTTGAATCTTTAAGTGAAAATCCGAATATAACATGGAAAATAGTTCAAGAAAATTCAGATAAACCTTGGAATTATGATTATTTAAGTAAAAATTCAAATATAACATGGGAAATAGTCCAAGAAAATCCCAATGAACTTTGGAATTTTGAACATTTAAGTTTAAATTCAAACATAACATGGGAAATAGTTAAATCAGATTCTGATGAACTTTATGATTATTGTTGGTTAAGTGAAAATCCAAATATAACATGGGAAATAGTTCAATCAAATCCTGATAAACCTTGGAATTTTGAATCTTTAAGTGAAAATCCAAATATAACATGGGAAATAGTTCAATCAAATCCTGATAAACCTTGGTGTTATTATTGGTTGAGTAATTGTAAAACAAATAAACCAAGAGAAGAATATATAAGAAAAAGGTTTCAAGAATGGTTCAAAAAAAGTGAATTAAAAGAGGAATTAATGAAAGTTGTTTGGCATCCAAGAAATTGGGAAAAATTTAAATATTTAGATCCAGAAACATTTGGAGATTTAACTGAAGAATAAATATATATTTTTTATTTTTGACTAATTGGGTTTGTTAAAAATATATAAATATTGATATTCATATTGGCAATTAATTAAATCAACAATTCCATAAGAAATAAACCCAACATTTTGTATTTCATTTATAATTTCTTCTTTTTCAGGCATGTATAATAAATGTTCATTTTTTCGTACTTTATTACTATCATCCATTTTAAATTTTTCAATAAATTTGGCTATATTTTGATTTTCATTTAAATCAAATTTGGCATCATATGAAAATCCTTCAAATTTAACTTTGGTTGTTGTTATTCTTTCCTTAGCATATCTTTGTGGCGAAACCATCATCAATGGGTTTCCAGGTGGCAATATTGGATCAAACATTTTTCTATCAACTAAATGAACTATAAAATAACCTCCAGGAACTAACCATTTATATATATTTTCTAATAATTGTCTTTTATTTTCAAAATAATAAATTGTGAAATATAAACAAGTGATGTGAGTAAAAGAATTACTTGTAAATATTTCACTATTTATTGCATCAGAAACTTGAAAATTATAATTTGGATATTTTTCTTTTGCTTTTTCAATCATTGATGGTGAAATATCAATACCAATTATATTATATCCTTTCTGTGAAAAATTTACTACTTGATTACCAGTGCCACATCCGATATCTAATATTTTGCTAGTAGAACTAGGAGTTGTTTTATTAATAATTTCTCCTACCTCATAATCATCTTTAAGATTATTAAATACTAAATGGTCATATACTTCGGCATAAAATCCGTCATACACATCATTACCAGTTTTAAATAAGAATTGGTCATTTTGTTGAAATCCTTCTAAAAAATTATTATTTTTTTTAATATTTCTAAACAATAAAACGAAAATAAACAATATTGCTAAAAAAAATAATATTTTAGTCCAATTGGAACATTTGTTGTATGATTTAATTAATTTTTTGATCATATTATATATTTATAGTAATATATTATATGTTTATTTGGTGGCGAATTTGTTGGTTGGCATTTCCTGGCATTTTTTTAAAAAAAAATGCGAAATATATATAATATAGAGAAAATATTTTTCCTAAAATAACTCATTTTTATAAAATAAAAAATAAAAAATTGAAACAAAAATAATTATTTATAGAACAAATTTAAGAACAAATTAAAAATGCAAACAATTAATTTATATGATGATTTTTTAGATGATTGGTCTGAAAAATGGTTTCAATACATAAAAGACAATCCAGATAAACCTTGGAATTATAATAATTTAAGTTCAAACCCAAATATAACATGGGAAATAGTTCAAGAAAATCCAGATAACCCTTGGGATTATAAATGGTTAAGTAAAAATCCAAATATAACATGGGAAATAGTTAAAGCAAATCCTGATAAACCTTGGAATTATGATTGGTTAAGTGCAAATCCAAATATAACATGGGAAATAGTTCAAGCAAATCCTGATAAACCTTGGAGTTATTATTATTTAAGTATGAACCCAAATATAACATGGGAAATAGTTAAAGCAAATCCTAATAAACCATGGAATTATAATTATTTATCTTCTAATATAAATATAAGCTGGGAAATAGTTCAAGCAAATCCTAATATACCTTGGAATTATTTTTATTTGTGTGAAAATCCAAATATAACATGGGAAATAGTTCAAGCGAATCCAGATAAACCTTGGAATTATGATTGGTT